TACCAGCAGTGTTGCCCAGAAAAGAGTGGGCAACGTTCGGCCCCACGGTACTATATGAACGATTAAGCTGACTGGCCAGTTCATCTACAACAGCCGAGCCAACGTCATTTACTAAAGTTTTGGACTGAACAGCCATCTCTTATCTCCTACTTTTTCTTTGAAGAACTCTTATTTGAACCACTGCTCGACTTTTTCGCAGGCTTCAGCTTATCGAAAATGGACTTTTTAGGCTCTTCTACTTTAGGAGCAGCCTCTTTCTCAACCTTGGGAGCCGGTGCTGCAGCAGCTTTCTTTGCCTCTGCAGCCGCCTTATCGCGCTCATGGCGGCGGCGGTTCATCTCATCGATTTCTGCAATGCTGTAAGCTGGCATCTCTCACTCCTGTTTCAAGATCTCACAATCATGAAATTTGGTCAGCGTCTCTGCGTCGTTGTAATTCTGAGCATCAAACTCTGCAACGCCGTCTTTATCAAACTTGAAAACCGTTGTGCCACACGTTATCGAAGTATTGACCAAATTTCTGTGTTTCATATAAAAAGTCGTTCTATATTCCTCTGCTTCCAGAGGAGTGTCAAGACTGGCCCTGAGGAGCTTTTCCCCCCAGGACCACTTGACATGCTGACTAATTATCGCATTCCCGTTATCCACTAGGAGATACGACCAACATTAATCATCCGGGTCCACTTGGCCGGGGCAAAGAGGATTGGCGTGCCGTAAAGCAGCACCATCCAGCGGTATGCCGGGGCCAGAACCGCAAGGTCCATCCGCATCAGAGGAGCAAGCTGACGGAAGGTGAGGACCGATGGGGTCAATTCACCAAGGTAAGCAGTCTCCGTGAACGGAAGGTTCAGGTTGTTGTCTGTAGTGGTAGGTTGTCCACCAGCAGCCTGATTCGTACAACGCACCCGCAAGATCTCACTGTAAGAACCCACCGCCGTAATGGCCGTTGTAGTCGTTCCAGTCGAGTTGGTACGATACACAATGTAGAACTCAGGCGGATTGGCACCAATCGCCGCTGCATTGGTAATAGTCAAAGTAACAGGATCACCAGTTGTTACTGCACCGGTAGTAACTGCCACAGCAGCACTCATTACTGGAGCCGACTCACCGAAACGATTGCAAGCAGTCACTGCGTATTGGAAGTTGTTGCTTGCTGACGGAGTTCCGAGAAGCTTCGCCCAGTTTGCAGTAGTGGTACCAGCAAGCGCACCACCAATCGCAGCCGGGGTCGAAGGAGCATTGGCGCTCGTCGCAGCCGAGGGCGGCGATTTGGCCTGCTTGATGAACACGTCCGGATTGAAATCAATGTTACCAGCTTGGGTAGCCATCGAACTCACCGCGAGACCAACTTTGCCGTCCGAAGGGGCAGGCAGGTTGATGCGCTCACGTGGGTAGAACGTCTTCACCAGGTCACTCATTGCGCGGGTACCCAGGAACATGTCCGTGGGATAACCGAACGACTCGATGATCTGATTGGAAGCTTCCTCGATGTCCGCTTCCTGGAGGGGCTGACCCTCAAGGTCGATGACATTACCGGTAGAGATGAGGCTATCAAGTCCATCAAACGCCTCAGACTCACCATCAAAGGCGAGAGCCGAGTTGCCGTGGAAAAGAGCATCCTCAGTACGCTCAAGAAGCCAGAGAATACCATTCTGGTTTTCCAGAGCGATAACATCTCCGTGAGCAGGATTCACCAGAGTGGCAGGGTGAGTCACGGAACGGGTAGTTCCAATGAACTTCACGAGCGCCGTCTGGCGAGTGTAGGTGCTGTCCTGGCTCTGCGGAATCTCACCCTCACGGGTAAATCCGAAAGCGCCACCGGCACCGTAACTGCTCAGCACGTTGAATTCCTCAACGGTCGAGTAGGCAGCACTCTTCGGAATCTTCTTCCAAAGTTTAATGTGCTTGTTTGTGAAAGATACAACCTTGAGACTAGACTCAAGGCTCTCAACTCTAAGCGCAGAACCACTGGTCTGGCCACTCGTCTGATATCCCGCTGAAAGAGCCTTGGTAAGCTCATTTACATCGTTCATAGACGAGGTACCAAACCCGTTAAGTCCGTCATAATCTTTTAAACTGACTTGGGGTAGCATTATCCTCTCCTAATTAAGCTAAAAGGCTTTTAACAACGTCGTGACTGACAGCTTGAACCCCAAGCTGCTCACACTTAATAACCTCAAGTGGCGAAACAGTACCAGCTTCAACACCCTTTACAAGGGCACTCAAAACCATGCTTTTGTCAATTTCATCAGTTGGAGCATCGCCCTCAACCGACTTGCTCAGGTCAAGCATGCTTTTCGGACCACGTGCAGGTTCATCCGCATACTGAACAATGTTGTTCTCAGACTTCGAGAGAACATCACTCAGGACATCAAGATTGTGAGCGATGGCCTTGGCCATTTCTCCCTGCTCGTAATGCATCTGCTGAAGAGACTTCTCAATGGTATCCTCAAGCTGCGAACAGTACACAGCAATCGACTTGGTAAGCTCATTTAAAAACTCGCTAACCTCAACACCCTTTCTGACGGGAGGCGTGCCGTATCCGGCCTTTTCGACCTCTTCCTCGTCTTCTTCGTCTTCTTCGTCTTCTTCGTGAGCCTTCAACACGTCATGATCGACGTCGTCCACACCCTTTTTATAATCCGTGCCGTCATCATCGATATCGTCATCCCACTTGGTGTCAGTATCAGAGTCGTACTCTTCGGTGTCTCCACCGCTCCAGCTAACATCCGACTGACCACCCGTTTGAATTTGAGCCTTTGACAGGATCTCATCCAACTTTTGTAGGGACTTGACGATTTCGGATTCAAATCTTGTATCCTCAGACATCATCATTCTCCTTACAGACCTAAGCTTTTCTGAATTTCAGGACTAATTGAACCGGTATGCTCAAACTTGATAACTTCAAGCGGAGAAATATGACCGGCCTCAACACCCTTAACCAGAGTGCTTAAAACGTCAGCGCGACTCATCTCATTCTGACCCTCGAAATCACCCTTCTCCAAGTACTCAACACTCTGAGAGGTCTCATCGGCAGACTTGACAACATCAATGTCACCAGCCGTGTCGTTGATTACATCAAGCTGCTCGGAAAAAGTTCCGAAAGCACCATCAAGACTCTTAGCAAAACCGTCAACATCAGTATCCATGGTGTACATCATGGTTCCGACTCGGTCCTCAAGATTCATGAGGCTGAGGCCAATGGACTTGACCATCTCATGGAGAAACGGCGAACTGTTGACCCCCTCAACGAGAATTTCATTCTGAGAAATGAAATCGAAGAAAGACTTTCCAATCTCTTCTTTGCTCTTTTTGGAAGCCATCATCTGACGAATGAGTTTCTTGTCCTCTTCTTCGTCATCATGATCGTTGTTCTCTTCTTCCTCGACCATGGCCTTAAGAAGGTCTTCGTCATGAATCAACTGACTGTAGAGGCGAAAGCTCTTCTTGACCTTCTTGCCCTTGTAGTCTGTGCCATTCTCATCAATGTCATCTTCCCAGCTTTCCGACTGAACTTCGTCGTCAGGCCACTCGACACCTTTGTCATGTTTGCCGGAAAGTGGCTTCAAAATCTGAGTACTCATTCGTCTATTCTCCTATCGGCAGACAGGTCAAAAAGAATATCCGTAAGGATATTTGATGTTTCCTGTGAGTAACCTAAATTACTTGATACTACATGTGCAAGACTTTTCTTGGTAATTTTATTGTTTTTACCTTTTTTATCTTCTTTTTCTTCCTCTTCTTTTTCTTTTCTACTTGAAGAACCCCATAACTGGACTTTTGCATTGCTGTCAAGAGATTCATTTGCCAATACAGGATTGTATCCCGCAGCCAACGACTTATTTGTATCGTCAATCTCAGACAAGTCTTCAGAATTGCACCACTCTTCTTCACCCAAAGATTTTACTATATCAAGATACGTATTGTAATTAATTGGCGCAGTAGTAATGGCAACATCCTGGATCCAACATTTTATGATGGAATTACCGTTTCTTCTTACTGTTTTTCCTTGAAGGGAAAATCCCACCTTGCGATTTGCAGTTGAATTATTTGAAAGTGCGATGATGTGTTCCCACACAGAGTCAGCAACCTTTTTACCCTTATAAATCAAACCTTTGACGTAAAGGCCCTTGGGCGTGATGCGACATTCCTGAGGCTCACCAATCTTGTTGTCTGCACCAGGTTTGTGATCCCAGTTAAAATATCCGTGCTTTAAAAAGTAATTGAAGTCGATACCGTTTTGAACAACACGCTCATTTTGGAGATCTAGGTGCGGTGTAGAGACAATCCCCTCTACCACACGATCCTTGCCATCCTTCTCAGACGAAGCCTTGCTAATAGGAATCCAAAAATTAAAAGACTCTTCTATAGACATGTTTTAGAATCTCATGCTGGTAAAACAGTAAAATTTCACCACAGTTAACAAGTTAATAACCATCATAGAGATGATCGTATATCGGTCAAGGAAAAACAAGACTACAAATCCAAAAATTTATCAAGATCTTTCTTTTCTACAGGAGAGGTGTCTCCACTCTTTAAAGCAGACTGTAAAAAAGGCAACAAATCCTTGTAATCCGTATCATTCAAATCAACTGCTGGTATATATCCTTCCAATTCTGTTATGTATGGGCAATCCCACGGCGCTATACCCTGTTGTATCATTTCTTTTAAATTTGCACACCACGGAGCCTTTTTAAATCTGTCCTTGTAAACAGAGCATTTGCTCTTGCCATCCTCAATCTTTGCAAATTTACAGTAGAGTTCTTTCAACAGAACACGCAATTTTGGCTTTCCGTTATCTGCGATAAGCACGGACGGCCTACAACAATCCCCACAATCCGTACAATACTCTTCAAGAGGCTTCTTTTCAGCCAGCTTGTTGAGATGATCTTCAATCTTGTTCTGAAGGTGACTGTTCAATTGAAATCCTGTTGAAAATTCTACTGATCCAGCTTTCTCTCGGAAGACTTTTCAAAAGCGCAATTTTAACTGCAAGCTTTGATATCCTGTCATCCTTGGATATGGCAGATGACAGGGATTTGGCAATTTCCTGTGCTGGATCTATTACATATTTCGCTTTCATTTTCGCGGAGCCTCACGCTCACTCAGATCTTCTTCCGACCTGGACCTCTGCCTACCATGCAACATGTCCTTGATTGCTTCTTTCTTGTGATGGAGTGCAAACTGGGCATGTGAGTGCATGAGCCTCTCAAGACCTTCCGTCTTTTTACCCTTGTTCTTTCCATCACGAATCATGTTCATCAAGTAGTGAGTAAGCGCAAAGTGTGCGTGGCTGGCATCTCGATGATCATCCCAGGCATAATGTTTTGTCCCATTGATGCTTGGTCTGGCGTGGATGTCTTTCCCCCTACCTGTTTTACCAATACTGTGACGAGCGTGCTCCTGATAAACCTGATAACCTTCAGGAGGCCCACCACCAGCAGCGGGCTTTGCTATATTAGGAGCCGCAGTCCCACTACCAGGTTGCCACTTTTTATAGTAAATGGGTTTTCCTGTTGTGGCGCTAAGCTTCTTGATCTTCCCACCACGCGGACCCGTTGTGGACTTTTGAGGGCCTACATACAGACCCCCCATCTCTCCAGCCTGTTGCCCCCCCACTTTTCCACGAAAGTAAGGCGCACCACTGCCTATAGCGCGAATGCCTTTGAAAATATCATCAAAAACGTAGTGTCTGGACATCTTATCCGGTAGTAGTTGTTCGCATGGGGGTAGATCCGCCGCCGCGACCAGCATTGTAATTGAGTGCTTCCCGATTCTTCGCGCCGACAAGCAATCGAATCTTCATGATCTCTTCAGGAGAAAGTCTAATTTTGGTGGCTGCAATGGCTCTGGGAACCAACGTATCCAGACCAGGAATCACAACGCTGAGAACGCACTGTTCCATCTCGTTGAGATACCCACCATCACGTGCCTTGTCCAGACACTCAATCACCTTGGATGCAGCAGCACCAACATCCAGCATGCCATTGGCATACCGTCGAAATGGGGAATTACCCGGCATCCAGGATGCTTCACGAGCCTTGTACTTGGACTCATGTTGCTGCTGCTTCTGAAATGAAGGGTTCCGATCTTTGTGCATCGGAGAATTCAAAGGGACTTTTGTTTTGGCCTTATCATCAAACATCATTCTTCCTTAACCTAAATGTGACGTGTGCCATTGCGTGGTGTTCATCGAACTCTGACAATCTTCACATACGTTTTCTGTAATTGACTTTGAAATGCGCTTGCACAATCCGCAGGTACCGCCAGAGGGAAATCCCTTCTTCATCTGGTCCCCATGAGTAGACTCAATTGATCTTGCAAGACTAGCGGGGCGTGCTGTAGAAGCCCGAAAAGTCCTAGCCTCCCCAGCAGCCTTAGTAGCCGCTTTTCGGTCTTTACGACCCTGCACCACCTCAGCCCTTTTATCACGCATGCGCTTCAAGAAGCCGGACATGACACTCGCTCCTTCATCCTTGTCACTCAAAAGAGGAACAACAGGAGGTTTAGCTACCGTAGTACCCACTGTGCCAGCCTTAGCAGCCTGAGTCTTCACAGACCCTGCAATATCGCTTGGAACGGGTAAGCGTTGACGTTCATCTCCTGCTAAGATGGTGTCTAATGCCCCCCGCTTTTTCCTTTTAGTCCGTGGAATGTCTATCGCTTCCGAAGCTCTGCCCATCGTTTCGCTTTTTCTGCTTCTTTCTCTGCCACCTCCAGGTTTCATGATTAACGGGTCCAACGTAGGGGGTTTCTTCTTAGTACCTCCCCCCTTACTACCTGGTAAACTGAACTTGCCTGATTCATCTTTTAGAAGAAGCCCATCTTTTATCAAATCGTCAACTAAACCACTTTTTATGTCCCAGGAGCGGGCTCTACCGCTTCGAACAATTTCTTGGGCCTGCCGCTGCCGAACTTCCAACTCTTGTGTTTTCTCTCGTGCTTTACGAGCCGCCACATTTTTCGCATGAAGTTCTGGTGCCGCTACCCTAAGTGGTGCCTGTACACCAGGTATCCCAGGGAATTCTGTATCAGGAGGAGGAGCGCCCCACGAAGCACCAGTTTTTCCAGGTGCTCCATTTGTCGTTACGGGCTTTTTAACTGCCACGGGACCCACACCCTTACTCAAACCATTCTTTGCGTCTGAGATGGACCGGAGCATTGCAGGAGCATTGCTGGACGGAATTTTCCCTCCTATTCCCCCTCCCCCACGTACTGAAGCCATTTGAGGAGGAGCAACTACATTACCCATCTGCTTTGCAAGAGGCTCACCTTCTTTGGCCTTGCCCTCTTCGAGTTCTTCTTCGTCCACATTCATGGATTTCTTTTCATTTTCCATTACTCAGGCTCCTCTTCCTCTTCAGTACCTTTACCGCGTAATTCTTCCGGAGGCAAAGAATTTATAAATTCCTGTATCTCTTCTTTACTCACTTCTCCACCCTCAGGCGGGGCCTCTTCTGGCGCTGCCTCAGCGGGTGCTTCTCCCTCAACAGGTGGTGCTCCTTCTGGTGGTGCTCCTTCTGGTGGTGCTCCCTCAGGTGGTGGTGCCCCTTCTGGTGGTGCTCCCTCAGGTGGTGCTCCCTCAGGTGGTGCTCCCTCAGGTGGTGCTCCCTCAGGTGGTGCTCCCTCAGGTGGTGGTGCCCCAGCAGGAAGTCCAAGGGCTGCAGCTTCCGGGGGTGCTCCTTCAGAGGGTGCTCCTCCTCCAACCTGTTGCTGCTGCATATCGACTTGCTGTTGTTGCATGTTTCCTTGCTGCTGAACCTGTTGTTGTTGCATTTGAAGTTGCTGCTGCTGCATCTGCTGCTGCTGAGCCATCTGCTCTTTTTGCATCTTCTCCTGCTCAGCCTGCATCTTCTTCTGCTCTTTTCGCTGCTCCGCTTCAAGCTTCCATTGATGTTCCATCTGTATTTTCTGAATGAAAATGGGATTCATGATGATATCTCCATCCTCAATAGACTCCAGATCTTCATCGGCGCGGATCTCATTGATTGTGCGGAAGAACTGAACCTGTTGCTGACGCAGTTCAATTCTCTCTTTCTCTGTCAGTTCATCAAGACCAACAAAGTCGAGGTAGAAACTGTCATCAATCTTATCAATGATATTTCTATTTAAAGCGTCCGCATAGAATCTGAGAAGGGGACGAAGGCCTCTATCCTTGGAGGCCTTGATCTTCCACTCGTTGTTCGACTCGAACATCGGCTGCTGCATTCCACCAGGAGTGAGGCTGAAGCCGATTTCCTCAGGGGAGATCAAGAACACAGCGCATGTGACTTTAATCAGGTACTCAAGCCAACGCGAGTACTCCATGTCAAGGTTGGTACCCTGCATGTTGATGTACTGAATCTCTTCGCTCTGTAGAATGGGTGTTCTCCACGCATTCTGAACGCCACTGACATTGGAAACCCACTGACGTTTGAATCCTTCCAACTGCTCAGGAGCGATATTATCTCCGCGAATGTTAAGGATTCCCTTCGGTGCTGCTCCCTGCTTGAAGAAGTTGCGATTGTACTCTTCAGCCCACAGGTGTGATGTGATGACATTTACAAGCTGTTCAAACTCAGAATATCCATATCCGTTTACACGAACATCGGTTCTGGGATTGGCAATGCAGAAGGCAAGCTCCTCCTGCTTGTAAACTCGTATGATGGATCCCTGCCAAATCTGAACAAACGCAGCCTGAGCCCCAGCTTTAGGATCAACTGTGGGGAAACTGAGGTCCAAACCACCATATCGACTCATGAATGGTTTTAATTCAGTCTGTTCTTTGTATTTGTCCCTGTTCTCATTCGCCTGTGGGTCTGCGGCAAGTCGAATGGTCGATGCATCCACAGCAATGAATTCATATGGAAGTCCTCTTCGATCTGGAACGACTTCAACACAAAGCTGATCATAGAGCATTCGATCTCTAATCACCTTTCTAGTGAACTGGTCGAAATTGTCACGCGGCTTGATAGAATATTTGTTTGAACTTGATTTGCCACAGTTTGCTATGAAGGTTTCAAGCTCAATAATGAACCGCTTTTCACTTTTGGTAAGCTTGTGTTCCCCATCTTTGTGCTTTATCTCAAATCCAATATTCCTCGTGCGCCTGTACGGAGAAGTAAATGTGGCAACCTGATTCACTCTCGTATTAACAATCGCGGCCAACACACCAAGCTGAGTGGACATATTCTTCAATATGTCATAGCTGAGATTGCTTCTGCGATCTTTGTACCCCATGGAGTAGACAAGACTCATGGGGTCAAACAACATCGACTTTGGAGGACGCTTCGCATCAGCAGACGAAATCTGACTCCATGCCTTGCTCATCTCCATCGCTCTACCCTCAATGAGAGGAGAGAATACCTTACCCAATGCTTTATCTAACAATCCCATATATCAACTCGCTATAGTTGTCTTTACTGGTACAAATGATTCTGTCT